GGGCAACGCTCGTCAGGAGACGATCCTTAGCTTAGGCTACCTCGTCAGTGCGGGACCAACGGCGCGCAACCTAGCCAAGGGGGGATGGGATCCCCCCACCGGCGGGTGTGGCAGTACCTTACTGCCAAAAATCAATCTGGAGCTGGAGGTATTCCAGCCCCAATATCTTCTTGAGGATCCTCGTCCTCAAATTCTATATTTACTACCCGTCCTGAGTCGAGTATTAATAAAACTTTACATTCTGGCTCATTGTCAAGCCAGTCTTCAAATTCTTCGGGTCCTTCATCTTCTTTGATGCCCCTTATAGTGTCCCAGACAAATTCGTCTGCTTCAGTCATTCTTAATTCGGTGGGTTCACCTCCGAAATTCATTTGTTTACCTTCTTTCGTTTTGTTGTTGAAGGTTATTCCATAATGTTTGAGTCTACTTGATAGTCTCTTTTGTATCAATGTCACCAATCTTACATCGGTGGTATATATTCTAGTTCTTACCTGTAACATGCTACAGGCTATGATAATCCCGAGATCTTCAAACTCGGAGCAATGTAGGTACAAGGGCTCCCTTGTAGCCAGGAATTTACTTAAGTACTCCAAATCCAGAGTACTTGACATTTGTGGTCTCTCACCGAGAACCTTCATTAAACTATCTTTAAAGGCACCTCTTGTGTAGATGCCTGAATCTGCGATACATGGTAGGTGTCTTATACCTATCAAAATGCTTTGATACATATGGTATGTATACCGTTTGTACCATTCTTTAATAACTTCAGGTGCGATCTCACGGTCACACGTTCTCTCAAGGTCAAGGCATCTATTTGTCTTGAATAATCTGTCTATCGTACCAAGTGTCCGATATAGTTCATTAAAAATCTCCAGTCCAGTGCAGACTGGCATCTCTTTTCTACCTTTCATAAGGTGTATCATCCACGAAATGTTATCGGGTATTGGAATCCGATAAGAATTGAAACTTTCTAAGCAAGTTTTCGATATATATGCCATGACGGGCTGACCCGTTCTGTTTTTGTTCCTATTCCTGATTTGGAATAATTCACTATAATCTTTTTCCATGGGGAATATATTCTCCCCATCAAAATTTAAACATTGTATTGCCTTGTGGCAATATTTTATTATGCAATCATTCATTCCACCAATAACGTGGTATGGTAATAAGTATCCTCCACCATTGGTTAGTGGAGATAATTTCCATTTGTCTCTTATATATTTACCATATAAGGACCAGTACATTAAGGCTCCATGTTCGAACCTTGAAATATTTATTATTTGATCCTTTCCGGGTGAAAGGAATGATCTTTGTTTTTGGAAGGCCTCAAGTCTTCCTTCTCTACTTTCGTCACCTGTGCGGTTGACTTCACCACTTTGCCAGTTAAGTAATTTTAACTTGACTAAATCAATATAGAGATATTCTCTTTTATCTCTTTTCTGGAAATAGTAAGAATCTTCTTTCTTACGAAAATTGAACATAAGGTCTTCACAATAAAAACCTATATCAGATATCATACAATCTATTTCTGAGATTGTATAAGTCATTTCATTCGCCCAGTATTTGTACGAGGCCAAAAATGTTTCTGCATCGTCAGGATGGCAGCAAGTTATCATATCATCTCCACATATCGCGGATTTGCATCTATATTTGAGCGTTTGCTTCGCTCTTCTTACAAGTTCTACATTCGAAATGGTTAGAATGTATTTAGTTAAGCAGTCACCCATGAGGGCGGCTCTTTTTGTATAGGTGTCAGTGTCAACACCTCTTTTATAAAACACCTTCCTTTCAGATAGGAAGTTTGTAGTAATACAATTGCGGATCGTCTGTCCACAATTACAACTTTTAAAGAGAACTCCTAAGGACTTCTCAACATGAGATAGATGGAGGTTGTCTGTAGCCTCCTCAAAATCTGATAACACGAATGTACTTCCGTGCCTATCTATTTGAAATAGAAAATTGCCATCTATTGAGCAATTTAAATAAAAACTCCATAAGGACTTTTCCTCTGAAAGTCCAGCTTTTGCTTCTGGAAGCCTTAAACAAGCTTCTAAAAATTGGTGTCCCATAGCTGAATTTATGAGACTTTGTCTTTCGCAACCCGCGCTTATGATACGGGCTTTTGCAGGTTCTAAAACTGGGGCGACAAATATGTCACCCCTACATTCCATTTTTTCGTCACGAGTGGCGAACCAATACAAATATCTTCCTAGGAGAATTTTACTCCAAGGTAATCTTTCTATTTTGGATATCTTTATAGACGTCCCTTTTCTAGTTGAGGCATGCAACCACGGCTTACCTTCAGTATCAACAACATCATTTGATATTTTCACAAATAAATCATCCTCATCATCTTCACTGAAATCGAGGATCTTCTTAGTATAAATCTCGTCTGTCATCGGATCGACAAACTCATAATCTTTTTGAGGAAATTTGAGCATCTCCTCTATATCATCTCTGTAAGTTTTGAACTTACCTTCTCCTTTTGTGCCGGTCCTTAGACCAGCTCTAGTGCTAAGGGTGGGCCTAAATGACCTGCCCGAAATCTTTTCTTCAAACTCACTAAGAGTCTGATAATCAAAAGAATATCTTCTGTCCTCATCCTTGAGGACAGTATTTTTCCATTTTTCTAGGGCCCTGAAGCCCATTTCAGTTGAGGCATCAGCAAGACACCTCGTTTGTAAAATTTGGGATACCCTAATGATAAGGTCCCTATCTCTATATGTGTCCACTCTTTCGTGGATCTTGTTATATTCTACCACTGCAGGTAGTCTATTTATGAATTGTAAGCCCTTTTTGGCCTCTATTTTCTTTTTGGTTAGGAAACATTTCCTTAACCTTTTAATTTCACTTTTCCATCTCTCGGAAAAGTTAGTAAAGTTCTGTACGCAATCGCTTATTATCATGCGATTGATTTTATCAGTTGTAGAGTAATCAATACTCTGACCTTCTTTTAGGGATAATAGAATCCCACTCATAATCATATCGGAAGTCACAAAAGCCTTCTTGAATTTTGTTAAGACAACCCTTTTGCTGTCTTTGTTGTTTCCCCTTTCCCATATGGAATCGGATAATCTTGCATTTGAATAAGACTTTAACAGTCCTATAGAATTTTTCTTGGACATTTGTCCAAGATACATATTTTCACCTGTAATTGATTTCAGGTTATCAATAAACAAATTGATGGTCACGGGATCATCTAAGTAATGCTTATTTATGTCATCAGTTTCGATGACATTAAGGTCTTTGGTCCACTGAATGATCAGTGTTGACAATAAATTAGATGTACAAGGAGTACATTTTATGCGACTACGGGGTCGCTTGTAGCAGCCCAGGAGGGCTGCCTTCTTTTTCTTCCCGCCGGGGAAGGACCCACATTTCCCTACCATGGAACCGAACCGCGAGAGCGACGGTAATGGCAAGTCATACATGGGGGAGAGTTGTTTACGATCAACCCTCCTACAGTTTGGATAATCAGGTGATTACCAC